AACTTTCAGAACCAACTTCCATGCCTACATCATCAAGCATCGCGAAGAACTCATCACTGGGCATCTCACCACCTTCATAATCTTCTGATGGTACGTACCCAATAACTGTCTTACCAGCTGTATCTTCGTTAATGATCCTCTGCTTACTATAATTAACATTACCGTAGGCTTCAGCCATTAGGTCAAATTGCGATTTAAATGGTTTAGACATACTATTATTTATGCTTAACGATGTATTTTTATACAAAAAAGAGGGTGCCAACATATTTAGCACCCTCTATAGATTATTTCTTATTTTTATTAACGATTAGCATGCCATTGATTAATAAATTGATAATATTCATTACGCGTAGCTGCATCATTAAGAAAATCTCCGCTCAATCGAGCTGTTTTCATCTCACAACCATCATGTTTAACACCTCTAAGGCATGCGCATGTATGAGTAGCTGAAATCTCAACAGCTACACCTTTGTTACCTTCACACATTTCCTCAATTGCTTTCTGAATCTGCACAGTTAAACCTTCTTGAATTTGAGGCCGGCATGCAAAGTGCTCGACAATTCTATTTAATTTTGATAAGCCGACAACTTTACCATCCAGAGATGGTATATAAGCAACATGTGCGACTCCTTGAAAGGAGAGGTGGTGGTGTGAGCATAAAGACTTAACGGGAATTCCTCCCTGAAATACCATACCATCATAACCATCAGAAGGGAAGGCAGTAATACGAGGTGCTTCATTGTAACATCCTTGAGCTAAGTCATTTACGAAAGCTTTAGCAACTCGACGTGGAGTATCGCTGCTATTAGGATCATTACGCCAATCAATGCGTAATGCATCCAAGTATGCTTCGTAAGCCTTAGTAGCATCTTTAATCACCTCAAGCTTCGCATCATCCGATAACGGCATATTAGAGTTAGCTGTAGGTAATGTGGTTTTAGTCTTATCCATACAATCATATTATAACATACTACCTACAATTTTCAACTACAACTCATAATAAAAACTTTTTTTTTCATCTATTTTTGCAAAACACTTGCAATCGGGGTCTCAGATGAATAAATGATTGTAGAGATTAGTAAGAAAACCTACGTTCTGTTCTCTAGACGGTCTGTATATAGTATATTTTATATTTAACCTAATTATCAGTTGATTAAGGACAGGAAGCATATACAATAATAATATGAAGTTTACAAGTAATAAAGTAATCAATCTAGGTAGTACTGCATTCAGACAATGGAGGTCTACTCATAGTCATTGTCAATATATTCATGGCTATAACCTTACAGCTAATATTACATTCGAAGCAAATGAGCTAGATAATAAAGGTTGGGTAGCTGATTTTGGTGGTCTTAAAGATCTCAATACAACCTTAAGTCACACATTTGATCATAAATTGATTGTAGCTGCAGATGACCCGGAACTTGAATTAATTAAACAGTTAGATGATGCTGGAGTTGCAGAAGTAATTGTACTACCAAATGGTGTTGGCTGCGAAAGGTTTGCAGAGTTTGTCCTAAAGACAGCAGATAATTTTATTGATGAAGTTACAGCAGGTAGAGTCCGCGTTACATCTGTTCAGATTAATGAGCATGGAAGTAACTTTGCAACTTGTCATAGAGACGATAGTAACCCGGTAGTTGTTAAAGAGTTTGTTACCGCTGCTACAAACTCTATAAATGTTGCAACAGAAGAGGTAGTAAAAACTAATACTGAAACCCCACCTATGCAGGAAGAACCTGCAACTGATCATACAGCTGGTCAAGGAGCAGCTAATGTAGGAGCCGGTAATAAATCAAATAACATGAGTAATCCTTTTGCAGGAACATCTTGGGGAGCATAATTTATGAAAAGACCAAAACAAAGCAGAGCATATGTCTGCAAAGTAAAAAATAACAAATCCCGTACATCAGCTTCGAAAGAATATTTTCAGGTTTATGTAGAGGGAGATCGATCATATCTGTTTACTGCGAATGATCTAGATAAAGCAGAAATACGTGCGAGAAAAAACCCGGAAGATGTTGTTTCAATTAATTTTAAAGAACCAGAGCAAGTAAAACCTACTGTGGAGGTTGTAGAGAAAATTATTGAGGTTCCTGCAAAAGGTGTAATTGCAAAGATATTTAGTGGCTTGTTTGGATAAATAATTAAATGAAAACACTACTAACATTAATTGCAATAGCTCTATCAACAGTTTTAGTATCTTGCAGTAGCTCTTGTTGAGGTGTAAATAATTTTGCACCCGTGCGTTGTGAAGCTTCAGACTTAATTGTCTCATATGATAAATAAGTTAACATACTTTTTTAGATCTATTCTTAAAAAGGATATATGGTACCACGATGATATTAACTATCGTAAAACAGATTGGAAAGGTAACTTAACTTACATTGGCTGGCCTAGTGGCTACGAGCAGTTCTTCTGGTATACGGATAATAATCTTTTACAACGACAAGCCAATAATGAAGGTTATAATGCTCATTATTGGTATAGACGAGATAAGCTTATACGAGTAGAGCATGTTGATCAAGATGATACTTGGTATGAATATTATAACGAAAATTTGACTGGTGGTAAGGTGTATTAAATTTAATCCTTGTTATCTAAGCACCTAACTTTTTGCAAATAAAGCGTAATATTTTACTACGAACAATCTCTGCGAAACCAAATTTGGTAGTATGAATACCTTGTTGATTGCAATCATCATCAGAAAATTTGTCTAAGACATCTTTAAATCCTGATTGTTTAATATCTGATTGCATACAGTCACCACATACAATATACTTACTATTGCGACCGAATCTAGTCATAATAGTTATTAGTTCACCTTTAGTAAGGTTTTGAGCTTCGTCGACAATAACGCAAGTATTGTTAAAAGTTAACCCTCGTACAAAATTTACCGGTATAGCATCTATTAAGCCTTTTGATCTTAGCATACTACATGTACCAGGACCACATATTTCTGTTACTTTTTCTATAAGAGGCATCATATAAGGTGAGAATTTATCATCAATTTCACCAGGCAAAGAACCTAAACTCTTATCAGCTGATTCCACGATAGATCTAATATACACTATTTTTTCGACCTCTTGATCCCGTAGCATTTCTAGAGCGGCATATACAGCTATATATGTTTTTGCGGTACCAGCTGGACCATCAACCAATGTCATGTTGGTATTTTTATCACAAATATTGTAATAAAAGTTTTGATGTTTTGTTTTAAAATAGAATGGTTTCCGAATAGTAAAATCCAATAACCAATCTCCATTAAAGATGTCGTCTCCAATATTAATATTATCTTCGACATCCACAGCTTGTTTCTTAGAACGTCTGCTCATGTACTAGTATTTAGGTGTATAGACGTAAAAACCAAGTCTTTATAAGTTACTATAGTTTGCATAAACCAGTTGATCTACGTACGTAATAGGTTATACTAGTAAGTGAATATGGATGTAACTATGGATCTAGATAAAGAAACACTAATACTTTCTGACGATAAGATCTTCTATACCATAGAAGGTGAAGGTGAGTATATTGGTCAGCGTTCTCTATTTATGAGAATGGCTATGTGTAATCTTACTTGTATTGGATTTGCTTCAGAAGATTCACCTCATGGATGTGACTCTTTTATTTCCTGGAGTGTTAAAAATAAGATGACTTTTAATGAGATCTTCACATCCATGGAAGATAATAACTGGATTGAGAAGCTTAAGAAAGGTACTATTTGGAAGCTAACTGGAGGTGAGCCTCTTATTCAACAGAAGCAACTACTCAAGCTTGTTGAAGCATTTATTAATAAGTATGAGTTTACACCAAAAATTGATTTTGAAACTAATGCTACTCTTATGCCTAATAAGAGATGGATCAAAGACTTTGGTGCTACCTTTACTACTTCACCTAAGCTAACTACTAATGGTGATGCTGAGTCTAAGACATATAAGCCTGAAGTACTTAAGTATCATAGTGAGATTGGATCAGGCTTCAAGTTTGTTATTAATGATCCTGCTGCAGATATTGCAGAGATCTGGCGTAAGTATGTTGAAGATGAGAATGATATTAATGTACCTTTAGATCGTATTTGGTTTATGCCGGTTGCTGGTTCACGAAAAGAGCATCTTGAGAATGCTCCTGCTGTTGCTGAGTATGCAAAGACAATGCATGTTAACTTCTCAGCTCGACTTCATCTACTAATTTGGGATATGGCTCTTAAGGTATAGTTGATAAATTATAATTACTAATTAAATAATGGTATGAGAATAGCAATTTCAGGAACCGCACATAGTGGTAAGACTACTTTACTTAAAAGTTTTTTATACACTTGGAATAACTATGAATCACCTTCTACTTCTTATAGAGAAATTCTAAAAGAAAAGAAACTTAATCATTCAAAAGAAACAACACCAGAAACTCAAACAGTTATCCTAGATCATCTAGTTGATACAGTACAAGGTTATAAGATTGATGAAAATGTAATCTATGATCGTTGTCCTTTAGATGCTCTTGTATATACACTATGGGCTCATGAGAAAGGTATTGAAGGTTTCGATAAAAAGTTTGTAACAAATCAGATTGCTATGTGTCGCGAGTCGATGCGCTCATTAGATATTATCTTTTTATCTCGGTTTGATATAGCACAAAAAATAGAAGCTAAAAAAGACGGTACACGTGAAACTGATGTTGAGTTTATTAAAGAGATTAATAATCTTTTCTATACTGTATATATGCAATATATGGCTAATCCAACATCAGATGTATTTTTTCCAGCTGGGGATTCCCCAACTGTAATATTGCTGCCTAATCACGGTCAAGCTCGTGTCGATCTTATTGCAGAGTATGTAACACCAGAAGGTACTATGTACGGTGAAGAAGAATCTATTCTTAATCCGGAAAATCTATCAGAACTCGAGAATTTAGTAGAACTACAAAAAGAGCAACTAGATAGAGAAGAGAAGGATAAAGCACTTTTCGAAAAATTTGGTATCGAGCAGAATCAATTTAAATTCTAGAAAGTCTGAATTTGGAATCCAATAGGTTCACCTGATGCCGGTGCAAATGCTGCAAGAGTTGCTCGGGAGTCTACAGCAGATAGATCAACATAATTGGATGATTTTTCTGATATTATAAATTGTGTTAACGCACCTCCAAAAAGAATAGGTGCTGAAGGTAAAACTATATAGTTAGTATCATTAAAGTTTGTTGCAAAATTAAATCGAACAACAGTTTCTTGCCATTCGATAGATGCAATATTATTACCTGCAATTAATGATGGTCCAAATTCCCCACCACTTAATAACGAAATCATAGCTTTGGTGGTATTACCAACAACCTGTGCACTAAGCGCAGCGTTAGACTCAACAACAGCAGCACTAAGAGAGCTTAAGGTAGTAACATCAGAACTAAGACTATTAATATCTGTTGAATGTTGTTTAAAAGTTATACCAAACGTAGTATTGTCTAACCCGATAATTAAATTATCATAATCCATTATGTTTGTACCTTCATCTGTCTCTACTAAAAGTAAATCACCAGAAGCAATAGAGAACGTCTCAGGTAGTTCTTTTACATTGTAAATGAGATCTTTATTATTAACGCAAGGCATACTAATATTTATGGGTATAACAGTTGATTCTAACATACTTTAGATTAAAATATTATGTATGGATAAGGTAGGAGTGGGTATTATCACGTGTGATCGAGTTGGAATGTTTGATGTTTGCTTTAAATCTATCAGTAATGAGTGGTATGATGAACTGGTTGTTGTTAATGATGGTAAAGAAAACCACCCTCTTAAGTGTAGAGGTGCTGAATATATTTGTACCACCGGTGGTGTAGGCGTTGGTAAAGCGAAGAACGCTGCTATTAAAAATCTTATGGATAAAGGATGTGACTATATTATTCTTGTTGAAGATGATATGAAGTTTACCGGTAATATATTTCAAGAATATATAGATGCTTATAAAGAGACTGGTATCCATCACTTTATGTTTGCTTATCACGGACCAGCAAATAAGGCTGGTATAAGTAATGGTAAGCCGATACCACGAAAAGTTATTGATTACGGTGATAAACAAATTGCTCTCAACCAACATTGTGTAGGTGCTGTTACATTCTATACAAGAGAATCTCTAGAGAAGGTTGGATTATATGATGAAGGTTATACAAATGCATTTGAGCATGTAGATCATTCATATATGTTAGCAAAGAGCAACTATAGTACACCGTACTGGTGGTGGGCTGACATTGCTAACAGTTTAGACTTTGTAGTTGAGCAGAAATGTTCAGAGGATTCATCTGCAATTAGACCTAGATCAGATTGGCAATCTAATATTCAAGACGCTTTCGGCTACTTTATTAATAAACATGGTGTAAGTCCGGTTCAGGTACCTGATACGACTGTAGGAGAAGTAGTTAAAACCTTAAAAACAATTTATAATGCACGATCTTAAAGACAAACTAACATTCCTTATTGCTGCAAAAGTAGACCATGATGATAGACTTCGTAATATTCGCTCTACTCTCGGTTACCTCAGGCATCACTTTAATGCAGATATTATTATCAGTGAGCAAGACACTTCAAGTAAACTTCATGATATTTGTAAAGCATTTAAATGCAGACACATCTATATTGAAACTGATGAATTTTTTAATAGGCAGCGAGGAGTTAACCTTGCTGCAAAAGAAGCAACTACTCCTGCTATTGCTCACTATGATGCCGATATTCTATTAAGACCTCAGCAAATTGTTGGCGCAACTGAAGCTATTGTTAGTGGTAAAGCGCAATTAGTATATCCATATGATGGTAAATTCTACGATGTACCAGAAAAGTTTTTTGATATTATTAACGAAACTAAAGATCTTACTAATGTAGATCTAGAAGAATGTATTTTATTTAATCCCCATTCTGTAGGTGGTGTTGTAATGTTTGATAGAGAACATTACTGGAAATGTGGAGGGGCTAATGAGCGTTTTAAGAGTGTTGGTTACGAAGATAATGAAATTAATGCTCGATTTAAAACTCTAGGTACTAAAATTATGCGTACGCAATGGCCGTTGTGGCATCTTACACACGCTAGAGGCGATACGTCTTTTAATCATAATCCTCATATTAACTTTAATAGAGACTATTGTCTTGAGATTCAGAGTATGACTCAAGAGCAGCTACGTAAGCATATTAACGAGTGGACTTGGCATAAATGATTACTTCAACGAGAATAGGACGTTATGGTAATACTTGCAACTCACTATTTCAGTTTGCAGCTGTTGTTGGTATGTCTAAGAAGACAAATATTGAATATTGTATACCTTACAATGAAACATATTATGATGTTAATTACGAGTGCAATAATTTTTCTATTTTTGATGGATTTGATTTAACTGTACCTGTTCTTGATCTCGGTATACTTAATTTTAAGGAAGCTAATTTTCCTTTTGAGTATGTAGATATAAAAGTAGATGATTTTACTGACATGGTTGGTTATTTTCAATCAGAGAAATATTTTGAAGATGCTACAACAGAGTTAAAACGACAGTTACAGTTTAAAGATTCTGTTAAAGAGGTTGTTGATCAGAAGATCGCAGAGGGAATATATCCTAATCCGGATAATTGTACTTCGCTACACATTAGACTTGGTGATTATACAAAAAAAAGAGAGTTTCACCCTGCGCAAACTGCTGCTTACTATCAAACAGCTAGTAAATTAGCTGCATCAAAAGAATATATCATATTTTCTGATGATATAGAGACAGCTAAATCGATGTTCGGTGATATAAAGACACACTATTCACAAGAAAAAAATCCCTTTTCAGCTCTCTACCACATGTCTCTATGTAGAAATAATATTATATGTAATAGTTCGTTTGGTTGGTGGGGTGCTTATATAGGGGAATTGCAAAATCCTTTAACACATAAGACTATTGTTGCACCGAAAAAGTGGTTTGGACCTGCTCATAGTTATGACTCAAAAGATATAATACCAGAACGATGGACAATACTCTAAAAATATATTTACAAGACTCTGCCTTTGCGCATTGTATTTTTTCTAATAATCCAATGCCGCCAAAGCAGTTCACTGATAAGGTTGAATGGGTTCGTGATAATTCTTTTACTACAGATGATATTGTTGTATGGACTGATATAGATATTCCTAAGGCTATACATAGAACCGGTAAGAATATTGCTTGGCTAGTTGAACCATATGATCATATACCGCAATTATATGAGTTTGTTATTGAGAATGCAGCTAAGTTTGAAGCAATCTGGACTCATGATAGGGAACTACTAGAAAAAGTTCCTAATGCTATAGAATTATCTTTTGGCGGCTGTTGGATTGATGATTTTGACTGGGATATTCATAATAAAATAAAGGATTTTTCTATTATTGCGTCTGGCAAGCAACAACACCCGGGTCATAAATTACGTCACCGAATTATAGCAGGATCTGGTAATAATATTGACGTATTTGGAGGAGGTTATAATCCACTTGAAAATAAAATTGACGGTTTAAGAGATTATCGCTATCATTTTTGCATCGAAAACACTAAACGCGATTATTGGTTTACAGAAAAACTAATTGATTGTTTTGTTACAGGTACTATTCCTATATATTGGGGTTGTCCTAGTATAGGTTGCTTCTTTAATACAGATGGTATGCTTATATTCGATAATATTAATGAGCTACCAGAGTTACTTAAGCAATGTACATCGGAGTATTATGAATCAAAACTTGATATACTTAAATCTAATTTTGAATTAGCCAAAAACTATAGATTAGCTGAAGAATCTATACCTCATATTATTTAAAAGTTTGGCTACGCATATAAATAAGTTGACTATTCTTAAATATCATCTATAATTATATAGATGAAAGTTCTAGTTACTGGAGGTCATGGTATGCTTGGATGTCATATCCAAGATAAAATATGGACTACAGACCATGAGGGTATATTTATCGGTTCAAAAGATTATGATCTTACCTCGCAGTTTCAAGTTCGTAAGATGTTCGAAGAGATAATGCCAGATGCTGTTATTCATGCTGCAGCAAGGGTAGGTGGAATTCAAGAGAATATCGAGCACCCAATTGAGTTTCTCGAACAGAATATCTTAATGAATACAAATGTTGTTCATGAAGCTTATAAGTATGGAGTAAGAAAACTTATTGGAATCTCGAGTACTTGCGTTTATCCAGATGCTTTACCAGAAGATTACTATCCTCTAGAAGAGAGTTACTTACATCTTGGACCACCTACACCAACTAACTTTGGTTATGCAATGGCTAAAAGAGTAATGGGTACGCAAATTGAGTTGTATAGGGAAAAGTATGATATAGATTACTCAACTATATATGCTTGTAATCTTTATAGCCAATATGACAATTTTAATAATGAGAAGAAAGCGCATTTTATAACTGCATTAATTAAGAAGATACAGAATTGTGTGGAAAATAAAGAAGTAGTTCTTAAATTATTTGGAACAGGTAAACCTTTGAGACAATTTATTCACGCTAGTGATCTTGCAGATATTATTATGCAAGGTCTTAATAGAATACTTAAGACAGACTTTAACGTTGCGGGTGACGAATGTCACTCTATTAGAGAGATGGCAGAAATTGCTCTCAATGTTTTAGATAAAAATTTAATTCTTAACTTTGATACATTAATGCCAGATGGTCAATTCCGTAAAGATGCTAGTAATAAGAAGATGAGAGAATTATTTCCAGAATTTGAATTTATACCATTTGCAAATGGTATAGAGTCAGTCTATAATTCGGTAGTAAATGAATAATACAGTAGAGCTTTTAGGATATTATGGTAGTGATGAAGTTATTGCATGCAGCGCATGGACGTCAACAAATAGAAATTTAGATGAAAAGAAACGAAAGAGAATTCCGAAGCTCATCGACATGCTTTGGACCGAGGGTCACGAGACCCCTTTTGAAAAGGGTAGCGTCCATTTCCTTGTTGATTGTGATATTGCCAGTCATATTCATTTACTTAAGCATAGATTGGCTTCGATTAACGCTGAAAGCGCGAGGTACAAAGAAATAAAAGAAGATAAAATGCTTATTCCAGATGATTGGCCTGATGATTGGAAGATTCAATTAGAGGTATATACAGCTGCTGGTAATACTCTTTATCACGAAGCAATAGAAGCATTAGAACCAGTACTTGGACGTAAAAGAGCAAAAGAAAGCGCTCGCTTCTTTAAAACATATAATTCGAAAATTCAAGCAGATGTAATGTTTAATATGCGATCTTTTGCAAACTTTCAAAAATTACGTAATAGCGAACATGCTCAAAAAGAAATTAGAGAGCTTGCAGATGATATGTTAGTGTTGGTTAAAAATATTAAAGGTAATCCTTTTGAGCATACACTTGCAATCTGGGAAAAGACCTTATAATATAAGTATGAGACCTGTTAAGCTTGTATCAGATACTATCGATAAAACCGATATTAAAGCTCTTGTAGATTGGTTGGATAGTCCTGGAACTCCTATTCCACATCTAACAAAAGGATCAATTACTCCAATTTTTGAGGAGAAGTTTTCAGATTGGTTAGGTTCTAAACATTCTGTTTTTGTTAACTCTGGATCATCTGCTATCCTGCTTGGACTTGCCGCTCTTAAGTTTGGAGGTAAGCTTAAAAATGATACAATTATTGTTCCAGATTTAAGCTGGGCTACAGATGTTAGTTCACCTTTGATGCTTGGACTTAACCCAATTCTTATTGATGCAAATAGAGAAGATCTTTCAGTAGACCTTAATAGGTTGGAGTGTATATTTAAGCGTGAGAATCCTGCAGCATTTATTCTTGTATCTGTTTTAGGACTTGTTCCTGATATGGATCGTATTGTTGAGCTTTGTGAAACCTATGATGTACTTCTAATTGAAGATGTATGTGAGAGTATGGGTTCTGAATATAAAGGCAAGAAGCTTGGTACATTTGGTATCATGAGTTTCTTCTCAATGTACTATGGTCATCACATCTCTACTATTGAAGGAGGTATGGTATGTACTAAGTATGATCAAATTAACGAGCTTCTTCTTATGATTCGTAGTCACGGATGGGATAGAGACCTTGAAGAAACAGCTAAAACATTCTTACGTAGAACTAATAACGTAGATGAATTTAGTGCGCAATTCGCTTTCTATCTTCCAGGATTGAATGTACGTTCTACTGACTTACAAGCTGTTATTGGGTTACGACAAGTAGATAAAATTGACAAGTTTTCAGCAGCACGTAATAAAAACTTTAAGTTATATCAAGAGCTTCTAGATGGTGAAGATAGTCTTTTGAATATTATCGATAGAGAAGATTGCTTTGTATCAAGCTTTTGTTATCCGATCGTTAGTTATAGTAGAGATGCAATCGTACAACGCTTACGTGATAATGGAGTTGAGTGTAGACCACTTATAGCTGGTTCAATGACCATGTCACCTATGTGGAAGAAGTTTGGCGGAGGTCATACTAACATTCCTGTATCAACAGAAATCAATAAATACGGCTTCTATGTTCCAAATCATCAAGGTATGGATGAAGAAGATGTACGCAATATAGTTAAATTAATTAAAGGATGAAAACAGCACTTATAACGGGGATAAATGGCCAGGATGGTAGTTATCTTGCAGAGCTTCTTCTAGATAAAGGTTATGAAGTATGGGGAACTATCCGTCGTAACTCTTCGCCAGAATATAATACAACACGAATAGATCATATTTTTAACAAGATTAATCTCGTATATGCTGATGTGACTGACATGTCTTCTCTAGTTAGTGTATTGCAAAAGGCTAAGCCAGACGAGATTTATAATCTAGCAGCACAGTCTCATGTTCGTGTAAGTTTTGACGCCCCTATCTATACTGCAGAAGCTACTGGACTTGGTACTTTAAATTTACTAGAAGCTATTAGACTTACTTGTCCTAAAGCTCGAGTCTACCAAGCCTCATCAAGCGAGATGTTCGGTAACAATATTGATGAAGATGGTTATCAAAGAGAAACAACACCGTTGTCACCTGTAAGTCCATATGGATGCTCTAAAGTTTTTTCATATAATATCTGTAATAACTATAAAAATAGTTATGATATGCATATTAGTAATGGTATACTTTTTAATCATGAGTCGCCAAGACGTGGTATGAACTTCGTTACTAATAAAGTAGTTAATGGAGCAGTTGACATCAAGCAAGGACGTACAAAGAGTCTTGTACTTGGTAATCTTGCTGCGAGTCGTGATTGGGGACACGCCAAAGACTATGTACAAGCAATGTGGTTAATGCTTCAACAAGATACACCAGACAATTATGTTTGTGCAACTGGAGTATCTAACACTATTCAACAGCTAGTTGAGTACACATTTAAAGACCTTGGACTTGATTTTAATAAGTATATTAAGACATCTCAAAAATTTAAACGACCTGAGGAGCTTAAGCATCTTAAAGGTGACTCTACTAAACTAAGAACCACTCTTGGCTGGTCCCCTGAGTACACCTTTGAGACTATGATTGATGAAATGATCTTTGTAGCGGCTAATAAGCGTAATAAAGATGTTGATACTAACAAGATTTAGACTATAATATTAAAGAGATTATGATTATAACACAAGAAAAATATAACGGAGACTTTATTCATAGGCGCTTTGCTTATGAGCAGTTTCGTAAGGAAGTTTCGCCGGTTGGAAATATTGTAGCTTTCCGAGCTCCTATGGATGTTAAGGAAAACTTGATTGACCTTGAAGATACTCTCACTGACGACTACATTCACTCTGCTGATGCAATTAACTTCTGCTGGGAGATACCTAACCTAGGACCACTCGGTGCTGTATCCTTTCAACGACTATTCAACACTGCTATTGCGCAAGTATTGAGCAAGTATATCAACGCTCCAATTGTAATGGATGGTGATGATCTTATGGTTCAAAAGACCTTTGTTGGATCTGATGGCCAGTCACGCGATGAGGGTAAAGTTAGTGTTTCAATTACTTATAGTGTTGGAAACGTTGCTCTTGGTCACACTGCAATTAATATAAATGCTGGTCAAAAGGCTCCTGGGTTTGCTTTCTCTTCTAAATTGTCTGATGGTGATGCGATGATTTTCATGGCAGATGTTATCGATTACTTCAATGCTGAAGTTAAAGATCAGTTTGTAGCTACTACTAAGATTGTCGTATAATGATTGTTAAATATTACGGTGTAGAAGATAATGTTTGTGAGTGGAATTACTTACAGGGTATTATTAAACATCTCACAGATAAGGTTGATACTCTAACTCTTCATGTTGTAAGCGTAACCCCAGAATGGGATCGTAGAGATGAAGTAGTACTTAGTGAGACGACCCGTAATGTTATACTCGCGTTGCATGATGAATATATGACTGATTGCATTCTTGACGAGTGGAAAGATAGAGATAATGTTATTATTTTTAAATCCTACTTAATGCCTGGTCAGGAGGCTAGTAATGTATTTCCACTACCTTTAGGATATAATAAGAAACACCGTAAGTTAAAAAACAGAGCCGTTAAGGACCGACCTGTTGATGTATTTTTCTCTGGTCATATGGCTACACAAAATAGAGTTAATTATATGGATCCAGTAATTAAGTTTTTTACAGCTTTAGAATCTAAAAAAACTCATAAACATCTTAAACTAGATATTAATATTACAAAAGGTTTTAATATGGGTTATACTCCTGCAGAATATTCTGAAAGATTACACAACGCGAAGATTGTTGTTTGTCCTGCAGGTAATGTTAGTATGGAAACTTTTAGACATTATGAAGGATTGAGGAGTGGTACAGTTGTTGTATCACCAAGACTTCCACAAAACGAAATTTATAAAGATAGCTATATAGTTCAAGTTGATGACTGGGATAATGATGTTGGTGAGGTTATTATTGATTTGCTATCTGATTTAGATATGCTACAATTAGTTAAGGATCAGCAAGATAGTGATTATAATACTCGTTATAGTGCTAAAGCAGTTGCTGATTATATTTGCTCTAAACTATGAACTTCTTTCAACTACAAAATAAACTATTCTTCTCTGATAAGAGTAAGCAGCCAGATTATCTAGATTCAGAAGGAGAGCAGGCGTTTGTGCCGTTTCTTCTGAATAGGTGGTTCACAATGTATAGTAAGGATACTGTATCATTTGCAAATAATATCCTTAATAGGTATTGTGGTATCTTTGATGATAAGCAGAGAATGTATCGGTTTTATTATAATGTTATTCCACGTCTTCAGTTTAAACGTATTAGTTACGTAAAGAAAAAAAAGAAAGAGAAGACTGAAGAAGTTGAGCATCTAGAGCTTATAGCAAAGAATAAGCATATCTCAGTAAGAGAGTTAAAGTCTTATATGCAAATGTAAGTTGATTATTTTAATACACTAGCTAAATATCTATATGCCTGCACATGAAAGTATTGACCGTTTACCTTCCCAGAAGCACCTTATTGATCTCTCAACGCACAGTGAAGGTGATATTGGACTTACAGACGATTTTGAACTAAATTTTATTTTTGATGATATTCTACTAGTAGAATATGTTGATGAAAATGATGAGGGAGAAGTTCAGCGTAACGGAATATTTGTTCCAACTAACGCTATCACAAAAGCCTGGCGTAAAGCTAGAGTCATCCTTACAGGACCAAAAGTCGAGTATGCTAAAGAAGGTGATATTGTCATCTTTCCTAATAATCTAGGTGTTAGTATTGCCAATCTAGATGTTAATGGTAAACCACTCAAGAAAGGTATATTCTTAAATGAAGATCGCTTGTTTGGTATTTGTAAACTTAAGAAGTGATTATTCAAAGGTCAGCTTTGGACAGCATACTTTTAAATAATGCATGCGATGTCCGGTTTGTAAGACGTGACCCGAGACCGGGTGATGGTGCTACACGACGTATGCTTTGTACAAAGTCGTATGACCTTTTAAATTCTGTAAATGGTAGAACAACATTAAATTACAGACCACCTAAAGGGCCAACAAAGATTAATGAAGCAGCAGATAACCTGCTAGTAGTGTGGGATATCTTAATACAAAATTATAGAACAATTAACTGTAATCAAGTTGATTTAATTAAAGAGATTCCAGCTTCGGAGTTCTGGCCTTACTTTAACGAAAACATTTACCCAATGTCAGCTGAACAGAAAGCTGGTTATATAAATTCATGACTACTTCACTTGAAAATTTTGCTGAATATATTAAACCTTATTTGCTTGAAACTATAGCGATTAAGACAGATAAGAAAATTATTCGAAAAGGTAAACTTAAAATATTTCAAGTTAAACAGCATTATGCAAGATTGACTTTAGAGGATGGTGAACGGACTCGTATATACGAAGTGCCGTATCCTTACGATATTAGTAAAAAAGGTACTGTAACAACGCTCAACTATAAGACTAAGATATTTTTAAACATACAAGATTTAAACTTGCAAGTTAAGTTGCTAGATTCAACAAAGAAGTCTAAACTGTATGATGAATTAGTTTATATTCTACCGCTGAGAGACGTTGATTAATCGAGCTTGTAGACTATAATTAGTTTAGTGATATCTAGACTACTGCAAAAATTCCCTGAAGGTTATGATCCTAATTCTTCACAGGTAAAGCTTCTTAAGAATATAGATGAAGCTTTTGATAATGGACATAAGTTTGTTATATGTAATGCACCGACAGGTTCTGGTAAGTCATTTGTATCTAAGACTCTAGGTAATGCATCAGATAGTAGCAGTAAAGAGTTTAGAGATATTGTTACTAGTTATCTAGCCTATAAACGAACTTCTACTGGATATACTTACGAGGAAGATTGTGATAACGAGAGAGCATTTGGGACAACCGCATTAACCATAACAAAAGCACTACAAGATCAATATAAAGAATTGTTTGATGATGTAGAGGTATTAAAAGGTAAGTCTAATTATCAATGCGCTATCGATGATCGGTACCCTGTAGATATTGCACCATGTTTACATGCTCCGAGTCTTAAGCGTCAATGCTGGGCTGAGTGTAAATGCCCATACTATGAACAGCGGAATAAGACTCTAGTATCTAAGTTTAATACTTTGAACTATAATATGTTCTTTGCTTTACCTAATCACCTAAAGAAGAGGCAGTTTTTAATATGTGATGAGGCATCTGAACTCGAAGATCAGCTTGTTAAAGAGTTTACGTGTATAATTGACTATGTCTTTTTGAGTAAGTTGGATGTTGATATTAAACCTTATATGAGTAATAACTCCGCTGTTAAATGGTTAAGTGGTGTTGCTGTTGATATTACAGATAAGATTGAAGACTTGAAAAATATTATTGCTAACAAGAAGAGTAAGAATCAGAAAGCTATTCAAGATCTTACTTCGATGATGACTCGGTTAATTAATATTCATAGTAAGGTGGAACTAGTTATTGACTCCTGGGATGAGTCAGAGTATGTCTTTGAAAAAGATAGGCAGTCAATTACATTTATGCCTTTGAAAGTTGATAAGTTAGCGCATAGATTATTTGAGTATGCTGATAAAGTAATACTCATGTCAGCTACTATTATTGATCCTGATAACTTCTGTAAGAGCCTTGGCATTACAGATTATAAATATGTTGAAGCTGAGTCGAGTTTCGATCCAAAGAAAGCTCCTATTATATGTAATCCGAAATATAAGCTTAACTACCATACAATGGATAAGTACTTACCGCGTATTATTAAGCAGATTGGTGAGATATGTGAGCATCATAAAAATGATAAAGGTATTATACACTCACAGAATAACTCAATTACTCTTAAGATATCAAATACGTTACTCGGCAGTAGGTTTTTATATCGCGAACCAGGTGTTAGGAATGAAGAGATACTTGAAGCCCATATGACTGATCTAGATCCTACTGTACTGGTATCACCCTCGATGTCATATGGAGTTGATTTAAAAGGAGATCTTGCAAAGTTCCAAATAATTGTTAAAGCTCCTTTTTTACCTACTAAAGATGTTCGTATTGAGAGGATGATGAAAAATGATTTCGATTGGTATCAGAATAAAATGCTTAGCTCTTTAATTCAATCGTGCGGTAGAGGTGTAAGATCAAAAAAAGATGAATGCATTACGTATATTCTCGATGGGACTATTGTAAATGCTGTACTAAAGTCTAAGCATAAACTACCAAAATACTTTGTAGACAGGTTTGTTTAATTAAATAATAGTAGCTTTGAAGAATTATACGTACAATTTTGAGATAAAAAATTTACTTACTCAGTTTACTGCTGCGTTTGATGATACGGTTATTAAACGGTATGATAAAAATGGAGTTGCGCGTCAAAATGTTGAGGTAAGATATGTTTTTGCACCTAAGCAGCGTATCATGTATGATATAGTTAACAAAGCTCAAAACTTAACACTTCCAGTCGTTTCAATTGATTTAGCATCTATATCATATGATAATGATAGGGTGTTTAATAAGTTGAATAACTTTGAAAACTATCAAAGTAGTAATACTGGAACAGCTATTAGAACACCAGTACCGGTTAATTTAAAAGTTAATATGTCGATAATGTGTCGGTATATGCAAGATATGGAGCAGATAGTATCTAACTTCGTCCCTTATACTAACCCGTATATAGTTCTTGCGTGGGAAGAACCCACCTCTTTATCTGGAGCACCAGTTGAAATACGAACCGAAGTTTTATGGGATCAAAATATTACCTTAAATAATCCTACCGAAACTACATATAG